CGTAAAGCGGCCCTGCTGGGTCTTCAACATACAGAATATCATTGTCTGATACTGCAATAGCGGTACCACCACCTATAGTTACTGAGGTAGCACCAATGGCAGTACAAGTACCTAACTTAGTAAATGTTCCATTTTGATTAGCCCAGATATTATCTCCGACACTTATTACGTCTCTAGCGTCTCCTGTGGTATAATCATCATCTACAGTCATAGCACTACTTGTACTTGCGGCATAACCACTCGCATTATTGATTTGTACGCCAGCGTCATATGGTCCATTAGGCGGAAAGCGAAAGGTCCATACTCTTCTAACCATGAGGTTTCACCCCCATCAGCGTTGTCCTAGAATCCACCAACGACCGTCTTCGGCAGAGGTAGTACTTGTTGCACTCCTATTACCACTTTCAAAGATAACCTTACTATTGGTTTCATCAATGGAGACATCTAATGATGTAGATATTAAAGTAATTGAAGGTTTATTTGCACCAAGTACATAGATAACCTCATCGTCATCCCATTGTGCAGCCAATCCTGCTTCAAGGGTGATTTGTGTGGCGCTATCTACGGATGCAATAACACCTCTCCTTACCCCAGCAGAATCATAGGCAGATTGTCCAGCAGCAAGATGTAATCTTGCATCAATTGTTTTCACTGTTAGGACAGTTTGTCCTGCTGCTTCGTTGCCATCCATTTGGATGCCTGTCAGTGTCAAAGAAGTAAAATGACCTCCTGCTGCTAATACGGTACTTAGGTGATTAGAATAATCTACCTCTTTACCTCCGTCTGTAAATGTTCCTGTCACCATGTGTAAATCACCTAGTGTGTGCGTTCTTGTATCTGTCGTTACTGCATATGCCATAATTATTCACTTCCTATTTCTTGTTCTTCTTGTTCTTCTTGCTCTTCAATATCCACTATAACTTCTTCTGCTACATTAGGATTGAGCGCTTTATCTACTATATCCAATAATGCACCTTTCGTTGCATAACCAGTTGGATTCATATTGTAATCTTCAAGCCATGACCTAATGTCTTTAACTCTCCAATTTCTATCGGGTATTCCGTCACCACCTTCGTCTATTGTAGGTGGGTTATCACCTTCAATTAAAAACTTAACCGATGGTAAGTGACCACGATATAAGTCCAGCCAAGCCTGAGTGACTGTAACTGGTTGATTGCGAATGAACTCGCCCTTTCCATCTGGGTATCTACGTGTATAGAAAGGGCCGAGGAATTTAACCTGCGGCACTTCTAAACACCTTAACCTGCGATTAATGTAATCAATGTAGTGTCAGTTGCTCCACCAACAGTGAAAGTCAGGGTACCAGATTCGTGTGCCACAGTTGTGGCAGCAGCCAAAAGGGACTCATCAGTATCAGTGTTGTTGATAAGTGATACAACTGCGTAAATGTAGTTGAGGTTGCTGTCGTATGCATTGACATCAAACACTTGAGTTGTTCCAGTGTCACCAGTTACCATAACTGAAATCAGTCGTAGTTGGTGGCTATCTTCTGTACTTTCGGCGTTTTGTGCTGTAAAAGAATCAATGTTACCGGGGTATGCTGTCCCTGCTGGGCCTCGCTGCCAAAGTGTGTTGTCCGCTACTGTTCCATCTGCATCAGGATAAGTTCCTGCTGCTCCATGGTGCAGACCTATATCTAGGTATGTTGTTGTTACTGTCAAATTACTATGTGCCATATTTTTTCACTCCTGTTTCATTTTATTTTATGCTTATCTAAGCAAGGTCCCTCACACTACCTTGACCGCCAAAGAAAGTGGTCCATATTTCACCCATGGTTCGGTAAAGACCTTCCTGTCCCAAGCGATTAATTGCAAATGGGTCACCAGTCTCAATACCAGACTCAAAGTACTGTGTTGGAATTGCTGTGCTAAACCAGACATAATCTGTATCAAGGAAGTACATTCTGCTAATGGTATCACTAGCCATGTCTTTGGTTGGGATAATTGGAACACCGTTGTAAGTGCTGACAATAAATCCAGCCTCAACACCGGGAACACCCTTTACACCATTGTAAGTTGGGGTTACACGGCGCTCTTCCATGAACCTCTGTTGGCTCTGTAGTAGTTGCTGTATGCGCATTAGAGTATCGTACCCAGTTAGTATAACCTTAGGGTTACCACCACGTGTCCAGATTTGCTGGAACATGCTATCAAGGTGGTCTAGGGTAAGAGTTGCATTTGCTCCACGTACATTTGATGTGGTACCTGCCAATACAGTTTCTGAATCTGACCATGTGTTTGCACTTCGGTCAATGCTGTAGATATCTAAGTCTGCTGCTGCATTAGCGTGAGCAGTACCTGCCGCACTTGTACCTGATACGTCCATTGTTGCTGCACTTGCAGTGACTCGGTCAAGTGACTCAAAATCATTACCTGCTACTGTATCAACATCTTGTGTTAGCATTACGTTAATGTGTTCTGCGTGGTGCTTTCCAACTTCTTCTTTGAGAGCCGACCTAATGTCACCGAGTCCATCATCCTTGTCTGCAAGGAAAATTGCTACTTCTGACATATCAAATGTGTGCCCGATTGTCTTTGGCTTGGCTGCAACATGTAGGAATGTTGGCTTGGTTGTCTCTGGTAGGGTTGCATTCTCTGCAAGTCCGCCACCCTTAGTGAAGGAAGGCTTTGCAGATACAACACGCCATCCGCTTCTGTCCCAAGGTTTCTTAGGTAGAATGCTGAAAGCATTGAATTCTTGATTTAGTTGTGACCACACTTTGCGGCCATAGATTGCTTGGTAAGTACCTGCTGTGGTACTCAATAGCGGGGCGTCTGCCTTAAGCAATTCACTACCTGAGTAGGAATACCCCATTGCATTACCTGCGCCATAATAATAGCGTTCTAGGTCTTTTACTGTTCGTACATAATTTCGTGCCATATTTTTTCACTCCTTTTTTTTAATTTGTTCTCCACTCAGCGCCATACACTGTTAGCCAATTCATGAACTTGGTCCCATTCCAAATTTGCCATTTCTTCACTAGTTGGTATTTCAACAGTTGCTACGGTGTTTGACTTCATTAGGGGAACTCCTGTTTCTACAGGCCCCTGATTGGAAATTGATTCAATGCGCTCACCAAGAGACTCTACTGCCTTTTGGATTTCTCCTAATGGCCCCCTTGCATCAAATTCTGCTGCTGCTCGGGCTTGGCGCTCTGCCTCTTGCTCCTTTAGCAAACGATTTGAAAAGACATTGTTTAGACTGTCTTTGAATTGTTGTTCAGTAGCAGCCGCCTTATAGACTTCATAAGCCGCCTCTACATCTGATGATGTTACAGTATCAGGGTGCAAAAAGTCAGATTTCTTGACTTTTCCGCCACCGATTTTACCAACTGCTCCAGTTGAAGGGTTGCCACCTTCTTGCTGGCGGCCCTTTGCTTGGCCAGTTCGCTGTTGGTCATTTGCTGACATTTCCTCAGGTGTTGAACCTAGGTTTGCTTTCTCTAGTCCATCAAAGTGTGCTCTTGCAGACATTGTATCTACACCTGCACTCTTGAGGGTATTTTCCATCCAATTCAAGTATTCACTTGAAATTACATCACTATATTCTTCATTGCTCTTTTCCATATCCTTGTCGTCCTTGTCTTTTTTGTTGTCCTCGTCATCGGAGCACTCTACTGTATCCTTATCTTTGGAGTCGTCACCGTTATCGTCACCGTTATCGTCATCGTCATCTTTCCCTTTTTTAGGTGGGAAAGGCATGTCGTCCTCTTTTTCCATACCGTCTAATTGTTTATTCAAGCGGTCAAGAACCGCTGATAATTCACTCAATGCATCTGTTTCACTCATATTTGTATCCTCCTTTAATATTCTAAAGGTTGCTTCGGGGTTAATCCCTTTTTCGCAAATGGTTACCTCATGTAATTCTAACTTTGAGATTTCAGTATAATTACCATGCTGTGCATCATGTTTATTGATGCGCTTAAACGCCTGACCTCCTATACTAAAACCTCTAAGGTTACCCTTGCGAACTTCATTAGCGACTTCTCTTGCCTTCTCTATATCATCTCGTAGGCGTATTACTACAAACATACCTGCGTCATCTACGGCTGATTTCCAAACTCTACCGTCACTGTCTGTATAGTTTGGTACTACTTCACCCACTTGAATATTAGAGTGTGCGAGTTGAACATTACGGAAGGTCTCTGCCTTCATGAAATCATTAAATGCATTTTTAAGTGCATTCTTAGTAATAAGGTCTCCCTGTTTATCTACTAATTCTACACTTGCATATCCTGCGATAACAAGGTCATTATTAGCCTTAAGAATAGAAATACCATCAGCACCCTGAACGGGGGTCGTCCTCAGAGGAGCCGATAGCATTATCCTCCTTAAGGAAGCCTTCTACTATTTAATCACCCATGTATAACAGCCGACTCGCTATCTACATGCAGGCTGCCAACTTCTTTCTCGGTTTCTATGGGAATATCAATCTGTTCTGGCCTTTTTCCCTTCTTATCATAGGGTTTCTCTATATCTTCACCCGGTCGTTTTCGGTTATCATAGTCAGGCATAGTACTGTGGTCTCTATTAGATGTAGGCCCATGAGGGGATTCAATGGGTGTTCCATAGTCAAATCCTAATCCTTTTGCCCCACTCCAAGAAGTGGCTGTCTTTTCAATAGCCTTGAGTGCTTCAACCATCTTATCCCAATGACCAGTACCCTTCACTTTCTTAGGGGGTATTAATGGCTTAGCATCTTCGTTTGATTCTTTGACTTCTTCCTTTTTCTCTTTATCACTGACAATATCATAATCACCTTTGAGGATGGTGCCTACAATGGGTGACCAAAATGGCCTTTGACTTTCTGCCATTCTAATTAATAAATTACTTTCTGATTGTGGGGAATGTACCATCCATCTTTGCCCACGGCAAGTAGCCTTGTAAATAACAGCACCTTGTGAAAAACTAATTGATATACGGCTGCCTCTTCTTCCAACCTCATGTGGCCATATCTCACATTTAGTCAAAACGCCCAAGGTATCCATACTAGCCAGTGCTTCTCCCTCTGCCTCTCCTTTGATAGAACCAGCATGGATAGTAAATACCTTTTCACCTTCTACTTCGTGAGAAGTCGCACTATCTACATTTACCTTAACATGGTCTCCCTCATCGTAATTTTCGTCACTATGAAATACAGTGCCCACATCCATATAGTGTTCCCCATCTACTTCAACTGCTCTATCTCCAATTTTATCTGCCTGTGTAATAGGACCTGTACCAAGTCTGTAAGAGTAAGGACCAGCCCCTCTTTTCTCCAATACAACTAGATTTACATCTTGGCCCGGTGATAGTAACACCCATTTGGGATGGCGCTTCTCACCAGCCATGTAAGTAGATTTAGCATCTCTAAGTAATATACGCTCACCTTCTTTTTCCAAATCAGACACGGCTAATTCCAAACCAGCATCATCTGTTAGCCTAGTATTGTAAGCAGCAGGTAACAAGATGTTTTCATGACTCTCCATGCCGCCTCTCAATATTTTCATTCGGTCTTGACTTGATTCATCATGTACATCCTTATCATCAAACTCAAGAATATCAAATACATGGTATTCATCCTCTGTCTTAATTGTATCAAGTAAGAAGTTATTTTCAGTCATCTTTTTGAGGGATTCCTCCTCTTTGTCAGATAACTTGACCGAATCTCCACTAGTCGCTGACCATGCGGTTACTTCATCGTCATCTCGCTTGATGAATACTCGTTCCCCTTCCGGCATGAGGCTGACTACCCAATCTCCTGTAAATCCTTTAAGTTCCTCTAAATCTTCAATCTCAAAGATACGGTGCATCGGTTGTAGTGACGGCAAGCCCTCAGGCATATCCTTGCGGATATAATCAGGGTTGGTCAGCGAAGCCAGCAATGCAGG